CGCATGGAACATCGCCGCGATCCTGTCCCGGATCATTCTTGCCACGAGGCCAGGGCTTACACGGCCCGCACGTCAGTAGAACCCTTTCGCCCGCGCAACCGTTGGCGGCCGGATTCTGCGTCGACGCGAGTGCAGGCATTGCGGCCCTCGGGTAACAACCTACGAGAAGGCATATAGGGCCTCGTAGATACACCCATGCTGCTTCCAGACCATACTTGGAAGTATTTTTTCATGCCAAGTTCTACCCGTAGAACACATCTTACGGTTCCTTTCAAATGATCCGCCACTTTACGTTTTTGCCGGGTATATAGATCAGTGAGGACAAGAAATGTTCCTGTCCCGCTTTTTGGCTCTGGATGGCCTTTTGATCTTATGAAGGGGCATCATGGCGAATGACATCAAAAAGACCATCGAGGATAACGCAAGCGGGCCGAAACGGGCCAAGGGCGATTCGGGCGAGATTGAGCAGCACAGTCTGACTGAACAGATTGAGGTCGCGCGCTTTTCTGCTTCCACAGCGGCCGTGAAGAAGAAGCCGTTTGGTCTACGCCGCGTGAAACTGATTCCGCCGGGGGCGGACTGATGGGATTTCTGAACAGAATCTTTGGACATAGGAAGACTGAGACCGTGAGCCTGCCGAGGCGCGTGCAGGTGGTTCGCGGGCGGTATGACGCCGCGACCATCAACGACGACAATCGTCGGCATTGGGCAAACGCGGACGGCCTTTCGGCAAATGCGGCGAACTCCCCCGAAGTGCGGCGGCGTCTCCGGAACAACGCGCGTTACGAAGTGGCCAACAACTCGTATGCCAAGGGCATTGTACTGACGCTGGCCAACGACTGCATCGGCACAGGCCCGCGTCTCCAGATGCTCACGGACAACCCGGAAGTCAATCGGGTAATTGAGACTGCGTTCGCGCAATGGGCAAGGTCTGTCAGGCTGGCCGAAAAACTCCGCACGATGCGCATGGGGAAGGCAGAAGACGGCGAAGGGTTCGCAATCATCGTCAACAATCCTGCCCTGTCGATGCCGGTGCAACTTGACTTGCGGCTGGTGGAAGCAGACCAGGTGGCGACGCCATTCTTCACGCCCATGGCGAGTTACGCGGTGGACGGGATTGTGTTCGACACGTCGTGGAACCCGGTTGAGTACCACGTCCTGAGGAACCATCCGGGCGACGCGGTCAGAATTCAGACGCTCGAATATGACACGGTCAAGGCGGAATCCGTAATCCACTACTTCCGCGCGGACCGACCCGGACAGGCGCGTGGAATACCGGAAATCATGTCGGCGTTGCCGCTCTTCGCGCAACTGCGCCGCTATACGCTCGCGGTAATTGCGGCTGCGGAAACGGCGGCAGACCATGCGCTCGTGATTTACACCGACGCGCCCGCGAACGGCGAGGCCGACTCGCTCGAAGCGATGGACACGGTCGAGTTGGAAAAACGCATGGCGACGGTCATGCCGGGCGGCTGGAAGTTGGCGCAGACGCAGGCCGAGCAGCCGACGACGACCTACGCGGAATTTAAGAAGGAAGTGCTCAACGAGATCGCGCGGTGCCTGAACATGCCGTTCAACATCGCGGCTGGAAATTCGAGCGGCTACAACTACTCGTCGGGACGGCTCGACCACCAGACTTACTACAAGGCCATCCGCGTTGAACAGTCGCATATCGAGACGGTCGTGCTAGACCGGATTCTGAACGCGTGGCTGTCGGAAGCGGTTCTGATCGAAGGATTGCTGCCGCAACCAGCAAGAATTAAAGGCGCTCGGTTCGCACACCAGTGGTTTTGGGACGGGCACGAGCATGTCGATCCGGCGAAGGAAGCAAATGCACAGGACACGCGGCTCAAGAACAACACGACTACTCTCGCACATGAGTATGCGAAGCAGGGACTCGACTGGGAATCGGAACTGAGACAGCGCGCAAAGGAAGTCGCACTCATGAATCAACTGGGACTAAGCATGGCGCAAGCAACACCGGCACCCGTGCCGGTTGCGGATAATCAAAATACCGAAGACGGACAAACTCCAGAGGAATAGCCATGAAAGACAAAATTGAAGGAAGCGATCAGTCGTTGAGCAACACGGTGGTTTTTGCGTGCGCGCCCGAGTGGGTCGAAGCCAACGCCGGGGCTGACGGGAAGCCTGCAGGACTCCCTCGCTTTTCAATGACGGCATATACGGGCGGCCCAATGAAACTCAGCGGCTGGCGGTATCCCGTCATCGTTGAGTTGTCGGGCCTGAACATCCCGTCGCAGAACCGCCCTATTCGTCTGGGCCATGACGCCGCGCAAGGCGTCGGTCACACGGACTCCCTGCTCGTGCAGGGCGGGCGGCTCATAGCAGGTGGCATCGTTTCGCGCGACACCAACGCGGCCAAGGAAGTCGTTGCATCCTCGCGGAACGGTTTTCCGTGGCAGGCATCCATCGGCGCGGGCGTCGAGGAAGCGGAGTTCATTCGTGAGGGCCAGAAGGCGGTCGTCAACGGCCGCGAATGGTCGGGACCGCTGAATGTTGTGCGCAAGGCAACTCTCGGCGAAATCAGTTTTGTGGACTTGGGCGCGGACGGAGAGACAAGCGCCCGCGTGGCCGCAAAGGCCAAGGAGGACACTGTGGACAAAGACGCGGAGGATAAGGAGAAGGTTGAAGGCACGCAGACGACTGACATTGCGGCAAAGATGCGTGAAGAGGCTGCGGCTGAGACTGAACGCATCGCGGCGATTCAGAAACTCTGCGGCGACAAGCACAAGGATATCGAGGCGAAGGCCATCCGAGAGAACTGGAACGCCACGAAGTGTGAACTGGAAGTCATGCGTGCGGATCGTCCTCCGACACCGGACATTATCCGCAGGACTGAAGGTCCCGCGACCGGCGCAATGCTGGAAGCCGCGTGCGCGCTGGCGGAAGGACTCACACAGCCGGAAAAGCACTACAAAGAGGAAGTCCTCGATGCGGCATCTCATCGCTTCAGAGGACTTGGACTGCAGGAACTCTTCCTGGAGGCGGCGTGGGCAAATGGCTACACGGGCCGCTCGTTCCGCGACAGCCGCGAAGTGATGCGCTTCGCGTTCGGCCGTGAGGTCAAGGCTGGCCTCTCGTTCGTCGACGTCGGCGGAATCCTCTCGAACGTGTCGAACAAGTTCCTGCTCGAAGGATTCTACTCCGTCGAGCGTACGTGGCGGAACATTTGCGCGGTGCGCAACGTCTCGGACTTCAAGACGGTCACGAGTTACCGGCTCATCGGCAAGGATCAGTATGAAAAAGTCGGGCCGGGCGGCGAACTCAAGCACGGGACGCTGGGCGAGGAGACCTATACCAACAAGGCCGACACTCACGGCATCATGCTGACCATCGACCGGCGCGACATCATCAATGACGATCTCGGCGCGATTACGCTCGTGCCGCGCAAGCTCGGGCGCGGAAGCGGGCTTCAGATATGCGAGGTGTTCTGGGTCATCTTCATGAACAACTCGGCGTTCTTCACAACGGGCAACAAGAACTACGCGGCTGGCACGCCGGACACGGTGTGCGGCATTGACGGCCTGACCAAGGCGGAAACCATGTTCATGGAGCAGGTGGACGCCGACGGCAAGCCCATCGGAATCATGCCCGCGATTGTGCTGGTTCCACCGGCGCTCAGCGCGATGGCTACGCAGTTGCAGAAGTCGCTTGAGATACGCGACACGACTGCAAACACGAAGTACCCAATCGCCAACCCGCACGTCGGCAAGTTCCGCGCTGAGGTAAGCCGGTATTTGTCGAACGCCAAGTTCACGGGCAACTCCAGCAAGGCGTGGTATCTCCTCGCAGACCCGAACGACCTGCCCGTAATCGAGGTAGCATTCCTGAACGGTCAGGAGTCGCCCATCATCGAAACCGCCGAGGCGGATTTCAACGTGCTCGGTGTCAGGATGCGCGGTTATCACGACTTCGGCGTCGCTCTTCAGGACCAGCGTGGCGGATGCAAACTCAAGGGCGAGGCGTAACAATCACAGGAGGCATACATGGCATACGCAACTTATGTGCATGAAGGGAAGAGCATCGACTACACCCCTTCCGCCGCTGTGGCGGTCGGCGATGTAGTCGTTCAGGGAGACTTGGTGGGCGTGGCAGCGAGGCCAATTGCGGCGGATGCGCTCGGGTCGCTCGCGGTGACCGGCGTGTTCGACTTTGCGAAGGCAACCGGAACCAGCACGGCTATCGCAGCGGGCACAAAGGTGTACTGGGACGCGACAAACCATGTGGCGACCACGACTGCGACCAGCAACAAATACATTGGCAAGGTCGTGAAGGCAGCCGTCGATGCGGATGTGACGGTGCGCGTGAGGCTGGAACAGTGAACTTAAGAGAGGGGTTGGCTTGGCTGGATCGTGGGCTGATTGCTCACGATCCATGCCGAGTCGAATACCGACGCGCTGGACGCGCGCCTATGACGTTCGACGCGGCGAAAGGCAAACCCCGCTTTGAAGTCACA